CTATCAATGGGTCCACCTTCAGAAGCTGGTCTAGGTTTCCTTGCCTCAATGTAGTAAGCAGCACCAGCTTTTGAAATCAAAGTAGATGCGCCAGCTCTTTTACCGCCTTGATAACGCTCTTTTAATTCAGCGATACCATTGTTTCGTTCTGATGCCTTGAAATCAAGGTTATGTTTCTCAGCGTCGATAACAACCATCGAATGCCTAACTGCTCGAACAAGTTCGTCAGCCTTGGCACCATGAATGGTCATATCGGTAATCAGATTGGAAACGCTGCCCATCTCTTGTTGCTTACGAGAAGAGATAGGCGATCGACCTTCATAATCAACTTTGCCATTCCTGATAATTCCGCCATCAATAGTTCGCATTCCCTCATACGGAGGATACGCATGTTTAGTATCAAAACCCTTAAGACCTTCAAGAGCTGGAGTATTTTTAACTGAGGCTTTATTATTGGGAATCAGAGTAACATAATCACCATCGAAGTCAGCACCAGACAAATGCTGCGCAACACTGTGATGAATACCAATAGCATCTTCAGATTGTTTGCCAATTAATTTTATAGCTTCCTTGTTACGGTTATTCACCGTCAATTGAGGAATCTCGAATGTGCCGCCATGAGGATAACGAATTAAAGCCACACGAGTTCCATTCAACAAAGAAGGCGCATGAACTTCATTCGGCTTCATTGATGTAACTGGCAGAAGCACTTTTGTTGCTTGTCCAGGCAGAGAAGCAGCCTTGAGATGAACTGACGCTGAATCCGTTTCATCGGCAAAAGTATCAAGCAATTTCTTACGAACAGTAGGATTAGTCAAACGCTTGATGGTGTTGTACTCATTCATACGACGTTCATAAGTAAGATCAAGCTGAGACTTTGCCAATTTAGGATCTTGCTTGGACAACATCTGCGAAGGAAGATTCTTGGACCATTTAGCCCAATCGCCTTCTTCATTGACAATGTTCATAGCAGATGATACTTTTCCGTCTGCCCCATGAACTTGCCGCACAATTGCTCCAAAAGGATTATCAGGATCAACATTACCTGATGCATCCTTTTCCATTTCCTTCATTGCATCTTTCTTGCGCCCAGTGTTACTCTTATTGGTATTGAACACAAGATCTGTGCCAGATGGAAGGTCGTCCTTGTAGACGGCCATACCTTTCAAGTAATGCGTACCATCAACAGCAATACGAACTTGTGCATAGTTCGAATTTCCGATTGAAAGATCTTTCACACCTGGGCGAACATAGATGACACCATCTGCTGTTGCTCCACCATCTTCAGCATAATTGATTCCGACACGTCTCGCACTTACATTGATAGGGGTTTGAATTCCGAGGTAACTCCTACCACCATCTTCAGAATAGGTGTCATTGATCTGCTTGATCTGATTACGATTGGCAAAGACTTCAGAATATGGAACACCAGGCTTGGCCAACGTCTTTACAGTAGTGAACTTACCAGTACCAAGCTGTGGGATCTTGACATAATGAATCGTGTAGCCTTCTTCTTGAAGCATGGCTACAGCAGTATTGAACTTGTCCTTACTGATACCAATTGAAACGTTCGGATTATTAGAAAGAGGCAAAGCTCTTTCAACTTGAGTACCGACATCCACATACTTCTTTGCGTCAACCTGCTTCTTCAGCATATCGGCAGTAGAATGAAGAACATCAGACTTATCTTTAGCACCAGGAGCAAGAAGAGCACGAACGGAAGATTCGTTGAGACCCATGTGCTCACCGATCTTAACGTTCGAATAGCCCTTCTCCTTCAATGCTTCAGCTTGATTAACCTGTGATTGCTTTTTCTCAGCGAGAGCAATCGTTCTTCTTGCTCGATACTGTGTCGTGGTGAGACCCATACCACGAGCAATCTCAGTATCCGACATACCTTGTTTCCGCAACATCTCAGCTGCGTCGAGAAAGCTTCTATTACGAGTAGTATTAGCGCCGCCTGATCCCCATGGATAACGACCAGAATGCCTAGGAGTGCCGTAATGCTTTAGATAATCAGATTCTGAAACAATCACGACTCCTCCTCTAGCCTCAGTTGGTTGATCTGCTTATCGAAATCCTGAATCTTCTCCATGATGAACATTATGTCTTCTGGATCAGCATCGAAAATCACAACCTCATTATCTTGATAGATTCGCAATTCAATATTGATCGCAAACGGATCCTTGTCATACTCTAGACAGAATAGAGCAGCATAGACCTCAAGCTGATGAACTGAACCCGCTATGACTCCAGTCTTCAGATCAAATATACGAAGGGTGTTGTATCGAAACGAAATAGCATCTGCTGTGCCAAAGCAATTCTCGGAATAGAACAGAACTTGCTCAGTGGTCATCCTGTGACGAATCGAATCATTGATGTACTGACCCAGTGTACCAATGTGATCCGAAAGTCTTCCAGCATTAATTTCACCTTGAGCATACAGATGTTGAGCAATACCATAAGCTGCGGCTTGAGCTGTAGTCCAACGTTCAGCTAGACGATTAGGTGTGTAGTTCACCCAATGGTATTGACTTGGACTTAGAAATGCGTGCTCGCCTTGGAGGTTCAAATGCTTGTTGAAGCGCACTCAGAACCTCCTCTTCATTCTCAGGATAGATAAAAGCCGCAAATGACATCTCATTCAATTGGTTCACATAATATCTCTGATTAACTTGCTCGGCTGCATCCGCAGAACGTTTAACTTCGAGAAAACCCCATTTATCCTTGTAGAGAATGAGAAGATCGCAGATACCTTGCAGGTAACCGCCATCATTCTTGATTATCATAGACCCGGGAAATCTGTCTCTGAGTCTCCTGATCAATTTGGCTTGATACTGATTTTCTGTCACATGAGTCCCTCCTCACGGTAAAATAGCTAAAGAGAAAAAACAGAGTTCTCACTCCTTCTATTATATCCCACGATTAACGGGCTAGGTAATGTCTAAACTTGGAGAACTCGGAATTGTTGATAGGTAGGCCAAACATACGTACGATTCAATACTGATTCAACGAGATCCTTCTCCAATAGACCATAGCGTTTTGCGCAATCAAACGAATCTTGACTGACTTCTCCAGTCTTCACATCCTCAAGTGGATAGATAATAGGAAATTCATACGGCCATTTGAATTGCTGGTTGTACTTGATCGCAAACCATCTTGGACGCCATACAAGATTGTTCACATGATTGTTGAATCTGTCACCATTCAGATTGATGGGCGTATCGTAGGGCTCGAATTGACGCTCGATAAATGCATTGGCCACCAGTAGAGGCACAGATCTATGATACTGAGTTCCCTCGCGGACCAGACCGACATAAACAACGTCAAATTGGTTCTGAGACAGTGTAAGGAGCCGTCCAGATTTTTCAGATCGTATGCGACCCCAGTTGCTCACACTGTAAATCTCGAAATTCCTTATGGATTTCCATTCTTCAGACATAATTCCATCCTTTAAACGGCCCTCGGGCAACGCGAGGCCTTGCGTCAGCTGGTCAAATCTTGCCAAGAAAACACCTTAGTCAAAACTCTCTATAGATTCTCTACCTAATAGCTACTTATTATATATATTAAGGTCGCGCGTAGTGAGAAAGTCTTTTGAAACACTTTTGACCATAAATATGGGTAATGTCTAGGATTCGAGCTCTTTTGCATCAAAATAAGTAGCATTAAAGCTCTTTTTTGATTTGAGGGTCCTCCAAATGGCATGATCGACTACGCTCCGGCTTTTCAGAACGTAGTACCAAAGATGGGTATAAGGCGTATTCATACGGTCAATTCGGCCATGACTTTGCTCCCAATGCTTATAAGAGTACGTCAAAGAGTAGAAAAGCATGGCATCCGTGGCTGTACAGCTCCACGCCTCGCTTCCAGCTATGTACTGAACCAGGTAAACCCACGAATCTGCGTGTGGAATCTCTTGATGTTTGTGCCCATTCCACTCTGCGATGGTGTATCCGCCCAATTCTAAGCCCCGTAGAGCCTCTAATTCGTAATTGAAGTTGTAGAACACGATTAGGCGCTGATGATCGCTTAGAACGGCTTTAACGGCCTCTAGACGGCTTGCATTCTCGTTAGCGACCCTTCGCATCACCATGAACAGCTCTGTGATGTCACGAATGGGCTTGTTTTCGTACGGATTCCATCTGGTCTTGATGACTTCCATCATGAGAACTTCGTCATACTCCACATAAACGATCTTCTCGTGCCGTATCGTCTCCTTCATGTACGGCATGTGGACCAGGATCTGGTTCCGTAGCCTGGTCAGTTTCTGGACTCCGAGATATCGTTGCACCTTTGGAAAATTGGTATAAGGCGTATAGACGACATGCTCTCGTTTGAACTCTGTCCGATTCTTGTAAAAACCGTTGGCAATGAAGACAGGTATGTAATCGAGCCAGGTGTCTCCGGGCGTCGCACTAAGAAGTATCCAATGATTGTTACGTGCGATTTTAAGAAACGCTTTGACCCATGCGCCATTCCCTACCAACCTTTGCTCGTCGAAGATGAAAAAGCAGTTTGTCATCCCTGACCATTTGTCGATATTGTTCCAGCTGTCGACAGTCAGCGTTCCGTAATAGGTGTCCTCTTCGCTACCAATAGCACCCGCTGCCGCCTCACGTTCCCAATCCAGACTATCTCTCTTTTTTGCAGTAGTTATGACTACAATGTTCTTAGGGGCTTCGTGCTCGAGGTAGTAAGCGATGGCAACCCTGGTCTTTCCTACGCCTACCCCTCCCCAAAGTATTGTCCCATTTTTGATTTGAACGAGTGCAGCTCGCTGATGGGGCTGTAACTCCAAATTATACCCCGACGGGGCCCGTGGCATTGCCGACAATAGATTTCGCCTCCTCTCAGCCCGCATCTTGGGCAATCTTTTATACGATTATACATGTTAGGCTTTATGTACTTAACTCGGGGCATGTTCCTTGAGTATCTTGTCTACAGCAGCAACCCATTCAGCTGCTCTTTCCCAATCTCGCCAACCTTCCCCTTGATCAGGCATTTTCAATAGTGTGTCGTTTGTATCAGTGAAACCTATTGATAGATATCGTCCATCCTCATGAAGATAGATGCGTGGTTCGTGGTCAGCCATCAGTCAAGCCAGCCGAGATTATCAGCCGTTCTCATCAGTAGTCCTTTGATCTCTTCGCCATAATCAAACCGTGCAGCATTCTGGATGATGGATTTACTGAGATTGCCGTCAGCATGTCTGAGTGTCGCGGCTTTCCAATCGGCAAGCATCTCGATGATTTGAATCAGATCCATCTCGTGAATGCCGCGAGCAAAGTATTCGGGATGATGATCGTTGTGTCTGTAATGATGTTCTAACGCTTTGCCCATCTCAATGAGGAATTTATCGTATTCCTCGCTACCATAAGTTGTGTTGCGTAGCTTTGGAGTGAATTCATTGAAAACTGACAGTTCTGGTTCTTCGAGCTTTGACTCATCATGATCATTACCGCGCATAATCAGGTCAAATGCAATCCCAGTCAAATAGCTTCTTACAATAGAGATATGTTGATACGTATCGACGCGTGAATCGTATTCAGTCATTGGTCCCTTTCGAAAAAAAATAGAACAAGTAAAGGGATAGGACGCCCTAGAAAGAGGTCTAGAACGCCCTACCCTTATCCCCGAATGGCCGGTATCGGGAATCTTTAAGACCGGCGGGTGAGGTATCCAGAAGATCCACTCTAGGTTCCGAAACTCAGCTTCCTGAGCTCATTCCCTCTATTGGACACCCATCCAGACACCTCACCCTATCTCGAGCCGTGCACGACCGCCACAGAGCGGCAGATGAAGCTCAGACACAAATGTCCGAGGTCCCTACTCGAGAATCTTTCAAATCACTTTTTCTTTTTAGTCCTGCTACTCGGAGTAATCGGACTGCGCTGATCCACCTTCTTGGCCACAACCGGTGTATTACCCGTGGTAGCTTCTTGCGCTGCCCTACTCAAGGCATTGCGATGGGTGTTGAGACGCTGCTTCTCCGAGATACCAGCCTTCTGAGCCTGCGCTTTGGTTGGAACTGGATACTTGCGATCTCTCGGATAGGCGAACGCTGAGTCTGGAAGTTTCTTACGCTGTTCTGGTTTAAGTGCCATTCTCCTCACCTGTATCCACACACAGGCCAGTCATTAGTCCATGTCCCCGCGCGGTCATGAACCAAGACGGCTCTGTATTTCTGTTCGAGTTCAGAATTCTCGTTAGGGTAACCGTAGCCACCAACGCTGTGCCAGGTTCCAAGTGTGAATTGGAGACCACCGTAAAACCCATTGCCTGTGTTAATGTACCATCTGTCAGTTGATTCACAGTAAGCTATCCTATCCAGCTTGCTGTTCCAAGGCCTTACTATTCTTAACCGCTTGTCTACATGCCTATGATGTTTAGGCTTCGCTTTCACTAGTACCGGTCTCGATGACTCGAAACTGGGAACTGTAGGAAATACCAAAGCTAGACTTGCGAGTAGAAAAGTAATGAGCTCGTTCCTTTGTTAGGGAAATAAGGAGCTCTGAGCTGGCGTAAGCCACTCCCATAGAGACCAATTGGTCGCAGATCATCTTCAACGAACGAAGAACAAGATAATCACACTCAGAGCCAAGACTACGTAGTGGCAGGCAGGTTATGAATCCTCCATCAGCTATCCGGTCGTCGGCGGATTATTGACGAACCCCCCGGCTTTCACTGACTCCCCTCACCCTTTACCTGGAGGTCACGGCCACTTACACTACTTATGCAGCTATACTGTTCTCCACAAGGTCGAAATTAGCTTGAAATGCTTTAGTAGTATAAACCTTGTAGCCCCGTTCGGTGTACAGAATCCAATCCCCAACAAACGCCTTCGTCTGTCTAGAATTCTTCGGATTATGCACCCTAACATGGATGTACTGCTTGCTAGGTTGAACGGATTGTGACCTGTCTACAGGAGATTCGTCAATGTTTCCTATTTCACCAAAGCACCATCTGGCGATGTCAGAGAAGTTTGCCTCGGTCACTTGAACTGCGTCTACATAGAGAGGCTTACGTACGTATTTTTGCGTGACAGAAAAGTTGTGCATAAAATCCTATCTCAGTCGCTTCGATTACGTGTCGCACCAAGGTAATACCCGAAGGAGACACTTAAGAGAACTATCACGGCAATGACAATAGCGAGCCCGATCATGCCTGATCTAGCTGAGCGTACTTCAATTCCAGCGGATCCTCTTCAATTGTCACATAGATGCTCTGAAGATACGCTTTGATTCCGCTTTTCTGATTTACAACCCACTCATAGGGACGAACTATCAAGTCCACGTTCTTGATGTCTGCCCAGTCAAGCATTTCAACTTGATCTTCACCAAGATTGGTTCGTCCTCTGGACGTTATGAGCACGATGCGCGGCGGGCGTCCCTTAAAATTGACTGACACTTGAAGATACGCTTGTGAGGATTCTTCCTCATCTTCTTCTCGTGATTTGAGCCACTTGACGTTCCAGCCGTCCTCTGCCAAAGTATTGGCGATTGTGTCATCGAGAAGTACAGCAAAGTTACGATCGCCTTCCCTATTATACTGTCCTTCCTTTCCCGCAAAGTTTCGGAATATGA